TTGTCCTTGACCCGTCAGATTTTACAGCTACCAACGGCACATCTGTTGTGCTGGCGACTGGCGCTGCTGCTGGTAGTCTCATAAATATCTATGCGTTCAAAAGTTTTACCACGGCTGACATGGTTTCTGCTTCGGCTGGCGGTACGTTTGCTGGCAATGTCAATATCACAGCACGGCTCGACGTGGACAACATCCGCATTGACAGCAACACCATTTCGACTACCAGCGGTGACATGACGCTTGATGCTGTTGGCGATGTCATCATCGATGCAGACGGAGCAGATATCCGGCTAAAACATGCTGGCACAGAGTGGGGTCGGTTTGTAGACAGCACTAATAACTTTCTTATTCTTAATCCTATCGCTGATAAAGATATTATCTTCAATGGCATTGACGGCTCAAGCGAGATATCGGCTTTGACGCTGGATATGTCAGATGCTGGTAAGGCTGTATTCAACGGTGGCGCAACCTTCGGCGGCAACGTCGGCATCGGGACAACTTCTCCTAACAGTCATCTGACAACTCAAACTTCATCGACCAGCACATCAGCCTTTGATTTTGGAGTGCAGGTTAACAATTCATTCGCTTCCAATGACAGCATTTCCGCAATCGGCTTCCACAACCGTGCAGACGTAAACGGCACAGGCGTAGGTGGAGCTATTGCCTATGTTGGCGGTGGTGCTAGTGGCGGCTCTGGAAACATCACATTCAATATCAAAGACAACAGCGACATTTCAAATGTCGTCGATGTTGCTGATGAGAAGATGCGTATTAACAGCAGCGGCAACGTCGGCATCAATGAGACCAGCCCATCTACTTTTCTGCACATCGACAACGGTGGTGCAAACGGTTCTGGTCAAGCAGATGCCGTTAGGCTTCACAATCCCGGCACAACAGCCGGTGACGGTGCTGGCATCAAGTTCACATCAGGAACAAGCACAACAGGCGCTAGTATTTTCGGCATTGGTCAGGCTGCAAATAGCGCCAGTCTGGTATTCCGTGCTGGTGGTGACACAGAACGGATGCGTATTAATAACAACGGAACCATCATTTCACAAAATGTAGGGTCTACATCTGCAAATCTAGAAATCAACGGCGCATCGACAAACGGCCACTACAATATCCTGATGAATGGGGATAGTGGTAATGGCTACAAGATTGCGTTCAAGCATGGTTCCAGCGTCGTTGGCAGTATCATTACAACTAGTTCCAACACCTCCTACAACACAAGTTCAGACGCCAGATTAAAGGAAAATATAGCTGACATGACCGGCGCAATCGCAAGGGTCAAACAGCTTTCTCCCAAGAGATTTAGCTGGATTGTGGACGAGCTTGATGCCGCAAATGTGGACGGCTTTCTTGCCCATGAGGCACAGGCCATCGTGCCGGAGGCTGTGACCGGCAATAAAGATGCAGTAGACGATGACGACAACCCCATCTATCAGCAGATCGATCAGAGCAAGTTAATACCTTTGCTCACCGGAGCATTACGCGAAGCCATCACCAAGATTGAGACACTAGAAACAAAGGTCGCAGCACTGGAGGCCGGAGAATGAGCAGAGCAAGAGAATTTGCAGACTTGGCCGGTTCGGCTGATGCGGGTGGTATCACGGGCAGGAATCTTGTGGTGAACGGTTCGTTTGCTATCTCACAACGCGGAGCCAGCTTCTCAGCCCCAAACGGGACATACACGCTTGACCGTATGCGCTGTGCTCAAGCCAATTCAGCCGACACAATTTCACAGCAAACATTTACTGCTGGGCAAACCGATGTCCCCGGCTCTCCGAAAAACTTTCTTCGCTTTGCATTTGGTGCTGCAACCGCGAACCGTGTGTTGGAGACACGCATAGAGGATGTTTACACTGCGTCAGGTCAATCTATAACTTTGAGCTTTTACGCAAAGGCTAGTTCTGCACACACCTCCAGCATTGAACTGACGCAAAGTTTTGGCTCCGGTGGCAGCAGTGCTGTAGCGTTTGGCACTCAAAATTATGACATCACCACGTCTTTCCAGCGTTTTGAGTTTACGCTTAGTTGCCCCTCGATATCTGGAAAAACGGTAGGTGCTGGTAGTTATCTTTCGGCGGCTTTTGTTCGCAGTTTAAGCGCAGGCCCAAGCATCAATGTGGATATTGCACTGCTCCAGCTTGAAGTCGGCGAACAGGCCACGCCGTTCGAGCATCGGTCGGATGAGTTAAATAGGTGTATGCGTTATTTCATACAAAGTTCTGATGATGGCGATACTTCTCAGTTTGATGGCGCAAACGTAATTTTTGGATGGGGGGCATCTACGCACAACGCCACGACATCCGCAGCTTCTGGTTTTCAATTCAAAAATAAAATGAGGGCCGTTCCTACTGTCACTTTGTTTCATCAAGATGGAACATCAGGCGCTATATATAAAGTGCATGATGGGTCCAAAATAACCGGCGTATCAGCCGCTAACATATCAAATCAAGGCGTCCTGCAATTGTCAAAATCTACAGGGTTTAATCAGGGCATAGGATATTATTGCAGCTATCAGGCAGATGCGGAGTTGTAAACATGGACGAAATGACAATTACATCATCAAAATATGTGGCTATTGACGGCACTAATGTCAGCATCACGGTGGTGATTGATGGAGTCACAATGTCCGTACCCCTAGACCCAGCTAATCGCCACTTTGCCGAAATCCAACGACAGGTCGCAGCCGGTGACTTGACAATCGCTGACGCTGACTGATGAGCAAGCCCACCGTTACCTCGGTCAAGGCTGAACTCGACACTCTGACAGCCGTTAGCCAAGAGCGTTTCATTGAGCTACTCAGCCGTGTAAAGCGGCTTGAGGCCATTATGGTTGGGAGTGCTGGCACAACGATATTGCTGCTGATAGGAATTATAGTTAATGAATGATTCATGTTTTTTTGTTGTTTGTTTATGTAGGGATTGGTGAGGATAAGCGGCTCACTAGCAATGATATGTATTTTCGTAGTGTCGATGACTGCGTGTACTTTGCCCAGAGATTGCACAAACAGGGTCACAACATCACTGCTTATTGTTTGCCGAGGCTGGTAAATGAAGATGTGAGGACCTACTGATGCTTGCCGAGCTTGCCGCAGCCAATGCTGCCTTTGCAGTTATTAAGCAAGCTGTGCAGAATTCTGGCGACATAGCTAAAGCCGGAAGCGCCATTGCTGAGTTTGTCGGTGCAAAAGAAAAGCTACAATCCAAAGCTGCTAAAAAAGGTAATAGTTCCGATCTGGAAGAGTTTATGGCTCTTGAACAGATTCGTGAAAAAGAAGAAGAACTCAAACAAATGATGATTATCTTGGGCCGCCCCGGTCTTTGGCATGATTGGCAACGCTTTCAAGCAAAAGCTAGAGTGGCGAGACGTGAAGCTGAAATTGCTGCTGAACATCAACGTAAGAAGATTGTCGAATGGACAATCATTTCTATTTTTGTTCTTTCTTGTTTAGCTGTTCTCGGAGCTTTGGTTATGTTGATTCTACACCATCAAGGGAGACTGTGATGGAAGTGACTATGGAGCGTTTTCTTGCTTGGAAAATACTGCCTCGTGTGATGATGTTTACGATGACGTTTATGTACATACGCGTGATTGAATGGTTCATTTTGTTGCCTCCTGAGGCGATGACTTCACAGGCTACAGCGTTGACGGCCACGGTCACTGGCGCAATGACAGGGGCATTCGCCGTCTGGCTAGGAAGCGAAAAATGATACAAGCATTGATACCGATTGTTGGAGAGTTAGCTGGTGGGTGGCTAAAAGGTAAGGCAGCGGAGAAGGCAGCACAGAGCCAAGTCAGGGTTGCACGAGCCGAAGCGGAAGCCGAGGTGATGCGTGTCGCAGCTACGCATGAGGCGGGGTGGGAGCGTGTCATGGCTGAAGCCAGCAAAGAAAGCTGGAAGGACGAGGCATGGACTATATTATTTATAGTGATCATTGCGATGTGTTTCATACCGCCGTTGCAGCCATATGTGGAGCGTGGCTTCACTGCGCTGGGGGCCACGCCGAGTTGGTTTCAATGGGCAATGTACGCCTCGATAGCAGCGAGCTTTGGTTTACGCGGACTGAAAGGATTGAAGAAGTGAACATTGAAAAACTAATTACAGCGTTAGAAGTTGATGAAGGTTGTAAGTTTGAAATTTATAACGATCATCTCGGTTACGCTACATTTGGAATTGGCCATCTCGTTACTCAAGATGACCCTGAGTTTGGTCAGCCACTAGGTACGCCAGTATCAGAGGAGCGTGTACGTGAGGTGTTCGAGAAGGACGTTGATCGTGTCAGGCTAGATTGTTTGAAGCTCTATCCTGACTTCAACGACCTTCCCGAAGATGCTCAGCTTATCATCGCCAACATGATGTTCAACATGGGCTTACCGCGTCTTTCTAAATTCAAGAAGATGAAGGCTGCGGTCGATGACAGAGATTGGGACACAGCCGCTAATGAGATGGAATCGAGTCGATGGTATCGTCAGGTTCCGAACCGTGCCGAGCGTCTGATAGAGAAGATGCGACTCCTCGCCGTTCCTGTATAAGCATATTCATTGCTGCTTCTTGGAAGCGAATAGCCATTGCCTGCATTTGAGCAGGTGTCATTGGCACATCATATACTTTGCCGGAAACACTGACCTTGAGTCCGTCATCTCTTGGTATGACTAAGATTACTGGTTGATTGTCACGAATCATTGTGTGCTGAACCCCCTTACAAAAGGAATTGTATCTACAAATACAACGTCATCAGCAAACGCATTGTCAGGTAAACTTTCAGAGACTTTTTTCCATGCTTCTTTGTTTCTTTGTTGAATAACACGGTCATTAACGCCGTGGTTTGTGCCTTCAATGGCACCACCAACGAGATGTCTGTCTGCGTATTGCGCATATGGCATACTACTCTCCAATCAGAATGAAGGTTGTTACAAGGGCAACGAGTATAACTAAGGCAGCTCGTTGCCGAAAGCGTGATCGCCGCCGCACTCGCTTTGTAGGGAGCAGTGCGGCGGCGTACAGCCTAGAACGGGATGTCATCGGCCGGAAGCGGTGTGGCTTCAGTTTGGTGGACTGCTGGCTGTTCTTTTGCCACGCGGTCTGACAGACGAAGTTGCATGTATTTTGTGCCATCGTCTTTTTCTGCTTTCCAAGCAGCGACTCGCCGACCTTTCCATGGGCCGGTGAAGTGCGGTGCGTTGGGCTTCTCCGACTCATTGTCGAACAAGGTGCCGACCTTCTGATACAGATCAAAAATGACCCTACCATCTGGCAGCATTGATTTGACAACGGCGACGCGCGAGTCCTCGCCGTTCTCATTGATTGGACCAGACAGAATCATCTGCTGGTTCTCGCGAGGCGGGAATGCCGCCCCACGATCCGTATCGTCATACTGACTCAAGCAATCCTCCATAAACGATAAAAGGTCTGACCATTTTCGTTGATCTTACGACGTGACAGCTTACCCGGCACACCACCAAATCCAAACTTCCGTACCGCACCATCGATGCGCTGGCAGTCTTCTTCGGTATCAACCTCGATACAATCCATGAACTTCCAGTTGGCAAGCCAAGCATACTTCTTGGTTCCCTTGGGACGGATAGGATTCTTTTTTGGTGGGATAGTCACCCCAGACTTAAATACAGGCATATTACCAACCTCCGTTGTCTGTTGCCTTGTTGCCAAACTCGACGACCTCTTCAGCTTTTGGCTTAGTGGCAGCATTTGCGTCGTCGTCTTCGGATGGGATGCCAAACGCAGCTTGCAAGCCGTAGCGTTTAGCATATGTGATACCGGACCCCATCTGCTGTGGATTGGATTTATCTTTAGCCTTGATGAGAGTACGGCCTTCTAGGCGATCACCGCTTTCGTGCAAGATGACAGTCTTGACAAACTCGACAACGCCACCCTCAATGACTGAAAAATCAGTCAGCTGAGTAAACGTAAGTCCAAACTCTGTTGCCGTTTCAACAACAGCAATGACTTCTTCCAGAGTTGAGTAGTTGCTGCGGAAGTGTGGATTAGTGCCGCCCTTGCTTGCAGAGGGCAAGGTCTTGTGCCAAGCAACCAAAGCATGCTCAATATCTGGTATGAGTGGCGCTTTCTTCGGATCACTTTTCGCTTTGATCGGTGCATCCTTCGGGGTAGGTTTAGTCATCAAACTGACCTCCAATCTGTTTGAACACTGGCCGGGGATGTGGCAGCGTCCTCGGCCATTTTATATTCCATCCAAGTGGCCTTGCCGTTGGTTGTGGAAACGGACTGAATATTCCAGCCCTGATCTCGCAGATCATAGATGCGAGCCGCAAGTCTCATGCAGCCATAATCTTGTAGAGCGGACAGCGGACTGATACGTTTGCCATCCCTCAAGGCTGCTAGGATTTTTTGATTCTGCGTCACACTAAACCTCCTTTTTGGCTGTGATGCGTACACCTGACTTGGTGCGTTTGACGGACAGGATGTCCGATACAAGCTCACGCTCGTCTTCACCGAGCATGGCTTTGAGATCAGCCTTGGCTGATTCGTGGACCTTGTGCGCGTCCTTCGTTTCGATGAAGGTGTGGGCGCGATCCATAAACTGATTGTCGCTGTTCATGTCACGGCTGATCATGTCATCAATCGGGATGTGCTTGATGCCGGGTTGCATGACAGGATAGTGCGGAAGCTGTGGTTGCTGATCGGTGTTGACGAAATGCCAGAACTCTTTGAGTGGTGTCTGCATTGCTTCGATGTATGCAGTATCACGCTGGACCTTGCACATCTTCCAATCGCGGTTACCAAAGATGTTGGCAAAATACATATACTCGCAATCAGCAACCCACATGTAGAACTGAAGCTGCGGCATATATTTCTGAAGCTGGTTATCAAGGGTGTTGCGTTCGTAAGTATGCTTGCACTCTACACCAACGCCATTGCCATTAAGATCACGGCGATACCCATCGAGCGTTGCCTTGAGTGGCACGCCTTCCCACCAGTTTGCAACAACATGCTGCCGATCCATTGGCAGTGTTGCGTCTTCAACTAGTGACATGTTGAACTCTTCGGTGGCGATGCCAAGCTGTACCGGGAAGACATTTGACAGATCATCAGGTACTGCACGACCTGTTTTGATTTGCCAAAGATATTCCCAATCTCCGTCCATGATAGTCATCATGTCAGAGCCGCCAATAAATCCAGTGCGTTCCATTACGACCTCCAATCGTTAGAATATATTTAGTGCATTTATGCACCTAGGTCAAGTCCGAAAGACATTCTTGCATCTTCAATCGTGGACGTACAATCCATGAGTATTCTTTGTAGAAATCAGAAAAGGCAGGCCACCATTTGTGATGCCGGGTTACAACCTTCAGTGTGTAGTTGAAGCAGTCCGCAGGCCAGTCTTGCATTTGATTAGCATACAGTTTGCAACGCATTGCACAGTCTTCGGCTGTATCACCGGGAGTCTTGGTCATCAGCATCATCGATGTCAGCAATGCTTTCTCCATATCAGCAACAGGCATGGGAACCATGGCCATTTTAATCATACGACGACAATCATCTAGGTTGACGTCATGAGCCAAGGTTGGTTTGAATTTTTTTACCTCATAGTTCGATGTGAACTCAGGTTCCAGTGAGACTCCGTGCTGCGCGAGAGAAGAAAGAAGATTGAGGTTGGTGCCGCTTGGCTGACGATCTGGCTGGGATAATACTTCCAAAGCTCCTTGGGCTTCTTTCTGGGTCAATACGATTGCACCAGAGCTTATAGCCTGCGTCCCAATCTCTGAGTTTTTTACCGTGAGCTTGGTTCCAGCTACGGAACCGATTTTCTTCATAGTCATGGTCGACCTCCAACTTGAGCTTAGCATTGATGGAGTTGCGCAACTCCTTCGATGCTTCCCACTCATCCGGTATTGTATGTTTTGTATTGCTTACTGACAGATTAGTGTCTCTGTCTGAGACTACTTGGTCTCGCTGTGAGACACGTAGGGTGTATCGTGTTGAGACACCTTTCGATGTTTCACGTGAAACAAACCCGTTTTGTTCAAGCCAATTCAACTTTCTACACACGGTGGCGTTTGAAAGGTGCGTGACTTCACAGATTTTTGCTAGGCTGGGGAAGCACTGATTGTTTTGATTTGCAAAACGAGCGAGTGCAATGAGGATGAGTTTGGCAATAGCATCGCCAACGTCATGGTTGATGACATCATCAACAAGTTTGTATGCCATTTCACTTGGACCTCCATATCCTTTCAACGACATGATCTGGCAGGATCAATACCCACTTGGGGTCGGTGCCGTTGCCTCTCTTATATATAGCAGCATCTCTACGGTCGAGTACAGTAAAGGGTGAGGGAAACGTGCCTTTTCTATACTTAACCTCGGTGATAAGTTCGACACCATTGATTGTGAGAACTATGTCTCCTCGATACTCGCCGCCCAAGCTGCCAGAGAGCGGCTGCTTTTTGGCTTTGATCTTCCACGTTTCGAATAGTTTGATGAACCAGTTTTCGTGGTAGTTTCCTTTAGCGCGAGCGCGGCTTGCCATGAGTCTCTCTCGTAACAGTTTAGACAGATGTTGTACGATCCTCCGCTGTGCTTGAGCGGACAGACATAGTAATGGGTGCGCGTTCCACAGGCATCGCAGTTTTTTGCTTTACCCACGCGGTCGTACTTGGATTTCACAATCGAGAGCCTCCAGCCAGCATAAGAACATGAAGCCTGATGGCAGTCGTTTGTACTGTTCCCATTTGTGTATGAGAGAAGCAGCGCAGCCGATCTTGTGGGCTAGTGCTTCTTGTGACAGAGAATGTGCGTGACGCGCCTCGACAAGACACTCGACGGTACGTAGCCAGTTAGGGTCGATGTTGACTGGCTGTCTGAGATGCGTGAATTCTGTTGATGGCATCGAGGACTTTCAACGCTGTGTCGTATCTCATGTCGTCACGTTTTTTAGCACGGTAGTACGTGCTGCCGGGTATGTTGGCCCATGAGAAAGCAGCACGTAAATCTACATCCCTTTGATTTGAAAGGGTTTTTAGTTGTGCAAAGTAACTATCCATGCACACAGTATTCACAAAGGATGCAGATATGCAAGTGGCTGACAACTACCGTGGCAATTCGTCAACATCATACAGTTCAGTTTCGATGACATCATATTTGAAATTGTCATCGATTTTTTTGCGAAGCTTTTCACAAGCGACAATGCGGGCCGACGCATCATTGATATCAATGACATCAATAAATGCTGTTATATGTACATTTACTCTGTAGATGCGATCACGCAATTTTGTAGTCATCACGAGTCTCCCATTCGTCCACATCAGTCATCTGCTGAAGAAAGATAGGATATCTTGCACGTTGCTCGACGTTTGAATCTCCACTAGCAGCAGAAATATACGCGTGTTCTTCTCGTATGCGTGGATACTTTGAATGTGAACATTTTGCTGTGTCGTATTCGTTTACGCTTACTTTTAGTTTGCCGCCAGCAGCATCTTCAAAGGTAAACAAAACAGTAGTGAAGTCTGAATGAACGATGCGTTGAACGGTCATCCCATTTGGTTTGCATGTAATATTGAGATTCATCGTGACCTCCAAGTCAGAAAGTGGTGAAGAAATAGCAGGTTCTTCACTAGTTTTAGGGATGGGGGTCAGCCGATACGGAGCAAGACTGACCCCCGCAGATGATAACCATACTCGCCATAATAACTGTCAGTGTTGCACAGCTTTTTTTTGACAGCCGGGAGGCACGAGCTTGACGGCACCAAACAGAAACACACACAAAGAATCTGGGACCGCTGGATATCTGGCGACCGGCATCTGCTAGTGCCGCGCAAGGAAAAGCCTCCCTACAAGCAAAGTACCTTGGTATTCCACGTGTTTGAACGCAACGCTTTTGCAACTGCATTAGATCGTGAACGTTCTACATTGTATGGCTTTGACGCATCAGGATGTGATGCCCAATGAGTCATTGCATTGTAAGCAGCCCAAGCAGTGTTGCCGAGAGTCTGACGCTCTTCGTGATACTGCTTCATTAGTGCATCAAGCTGCTTCATGTTGTATCGTTCCCAGCTTGAGTTGCTCGGATACTGACACAATTCTTCTTTGAAGAAGTGCTCAACATCATCCAAGAATACTGAGCAATTTGCCCACTGACTCCAGACATCTTTCTGATTAAAGAAGATATCGAGAGACTTCGATAGCTTGGCTGCTTCTTGTTGTGGATTAATGCTGGAACTGTGCTTGCGGAAGGTACGTGCTACAGAATGTGGGGTGCTGCACCCATTCATACAAAACAAGCGGCGTCCTTCACCAGTAATCTGGATAGACCACTGACCGTTGTATGAGTTCCAGAAGTTGATGTCGAAGCGAATGTAGTCACCAACAACAGGCTGAATAGTGATGTCGTTGAAGCTGATGGTGCCTTTGAGTAGTGCGCCATTCTCGTAGACATCGATTCTCATTGTGCGGTCGCTGCTCAAGTTTGCTTGAACGACAGCTTCTTCTACCGTGTCAACGACCTGACTGTGCGTGGTGATTCTGTACTTGGAACCATGGACACCGAGCACGTCATGTGTATCTGGCCGTATGAGGGCGCGGGACATGTTCTCGGGTACGTCGATATTGTGTCCATCGCTTGTAAGACACGAGAGTGGAACGAGTTCGACGGGGAAGTCGAAGTCGTTGAGAGTTGTTGTTCCATCCATAATCTGACCTCCTGTGTGAGCTGGATGTAGTCCTTACGAAAGTCTGCGTTGGTTTCGTATTCACCAATCGCACGTTTCACACCGTGTATTACCGTGGTGTGATCCCGGTTCAATACTCTACCAATAGCAGAGTATGACAGTTGGCAATAATCGTGAGCGATTAGATATACCAACATTCTGTTGTACATCGCTTCCTTGTGGCGACGTGGTGCGAGGATGCTGTTGGCTTGGCAGTTACGTAGTTCGCAAACACCAAGTACAATCTGTGCAATCAGTCTACCTTGATCGATCATACTGGACACCTCGATTCGATTTCATCTTGTTTGCGGTTGAAGCATTCGCATTCACCGGCTCGTAGGGATGCGTAATCACATTCATTGGTGCAATCAACATTGTCACCATATGTTCCAACACTCAGCATTGCATCAATGATGTTTTGTAAGATTTCATTACGCACTGCCATTTCCATAAAATCACCGGGTCTATTTTGTTCTACGTGTTTGAGAACATCGATCTCTTTGTCGATAGCATCAATGACCTTGGAAAGTTTTAGATCGAGATAATCTTCGCGTGATCTCATCATCAATCGTCCATGACGAATGCAACGTAGATCAGCGTTGCTAGTGAGGTCAGCACAACAATGGCTGATAGAACCAACATGAATCCAATGAAGAAGTTGCCGGACGTGGCAATCAATCCAAGTGTGCAGACCATGAAGATCAGTGAGCTAAATGCAAACGTGAAGCATATGGTATCGATGACAGACATGAAGTCACTCCTTTTCCAAAACGAAATGAATTTGGCCAGAAATGCCGGAGGCAAGAAGCGGGTCACCCCCGGGGTTGCAGGCTCTTGGTGAGGCACCGTGGTGTGGGTTGGCGTAGCAGGGAGGGGTTCGGGGGCGCGCAGCGGGGCCGACTGCCAGAAGCAGACTGCGACCAAAGAAAAAGCCCCGATGCCGAAGCACCGAGGCTCTTGTGGTCTATGAAGCGAGCACTTTGGCAATGTCTGCCATTGTAGCACCAACATCTGAGCGGCCAGTGCGCTTGGGCTTTGGAACCCACTTCTCACCTGTGGTGGCGAGGAAGGCCGCTTTGGCAGCGTCGAGGTCTTCATTCAGATCGACAAGCTCAATGGCACCAAGGTTGAACAAGTCCCACTTGCGTGCAAGCTGAATCGAGATAACCTCGGAAGGATTGTCACTGTCTGTTGACTCACCTTTTGTCGGCATCAAAGCAGCCATCTCAACCTTGAGGTTACGCTGTTGGTTCTCCTTGAACTCGATGTCACGCGAAATCGCATAACAGAAACCAGCAGCTTTGTTTTCTTTACGCCAATCATTGTCGTAAGAGTTGATGATCACAAGGTAAGCGTTTGTGAGAATGTCCAGTCGTGTTGCTTCTTTCTTAGTCATGTTTGCCTCCTAGGCTCTGGTTGCGGCATCTGCCGTATGGTTCCCTCGTGATCGCATCCCGCAGCCCCGTGGGGACCGCCCTCCGCGTGACGCGCGGAGACGCGGTCCTCTTGTCATGCGTCCAATAGGCGTCGCACTGTAAAACATCCCCGACCGCGCCAAGCAGACGCGGAGGCTCTGCCGACGCCCTGCGGAGCGCGGTCGTCGCACAGCGTGGCAGTCGCCGGTTGATGCATGACAAGAGCGAGGAGATGTGATCCGATTGGGAACCTAGGCAGAGGCTGTGAGCAGAGTCTGGGAGGCTTACGCATGACTTAGAAAGAAGCAATGCGACGCCCGGACATTCTCACAAATGCTTACCGTTTTTAGCAGTTTTTGACGGTAATGATTGTAAGTAGTAGTCGAGCGGTAGCGAAGACACATTAAGCCGTCTGCAAAGACCCTGCGGAGCAAGAGAGCGCGGTGGAACGTCCGGCATTGTGTACACGAGAGCTTCTGGCAACATTAGCAAATGCAACAATATCAGGGTTGCCAGAAGCGCTGCTGGTGGGTTGGCGTGATGTGGAAATACACAATGGCGCAACGGCCACTCAGCGCGACGCAAAGCAAAACAAGTAAATGTAGACGGCCTTCTTGTACGTTGACAGGCGGTTTTGCCGTATGTAAACGTGGGGGGGATCAAGGGGGGGCTGAAGCCTTGACTGATGTAGCAACCCGAAAGCTGACAGATAAACAGACTGCGCTGGTGGATACGCTTGTAGCAACAGGATGTAGCATCACAGAAGCAGCGCATGCCGCCGGGTACGCTAAGGGTGAAGCCGGGAGAGTGACAGCCAGTAAGGCTTTGAAGCTGCCACACGTACAACAGTATATGATGCAGAGAGTATCTGAGACGATAGGACTGAATGCTACGACAGCGGCTGCAAAGGTAATGCAGTTGGCACAGGGCGCACGGTCAGAGTACGTACAGCTGGAGGCAAGCAAGGACATCCTCGACAGGGCTGGCTTCAAGAGTCCGGACAGGATGATGCACCTACACGCAGGTGAGATATCTGTGTCGATCGATCTAAGCTAGGGCCTAGTGTAGATGTAGGGGGTGGGGGGCAAAAGTAGGCGGCAGGCATACTGCAATGGACCTATACAAACATTCCTGCTAAAAAAGGCTTGTTGCACATATGCACTAGGAGGTCGCTATGACAGAGCAAGTCAACTACTGGTTCCTTTACTGCGTCGATGTCATTCTGTGGATGGAAGCTGCATCAGGCATAAGCTATGAAGCATGGAACTTGATTCTGTTTGTTTTCTTACAGCCTGCATTGATTCTGTTGTTTTTTGGCTTATGGGTACGTGCGCGATTTGTGCGTTGATATCTCGTTAACTATTCGATGAAGATGCGGCATGAGAGATTATCAATCAGTTTTTCTAAAAGCCGCATTCAACTCACTGCTTCCTGAGTTTATGGACTCTGACAGGTTGACTGCTGAGAGCGTGTCGCCTGAGCTTTTGGCTGTCCTGCGCAAGATAAGCGATCACTATTACAAAGACGATGCAACGACTGCTGCGCATATTAGAAAGTATCAAGCGGCAGGGAAGGATCGTGAGGTTCGTGCGTTACGCGCTAACCAGATTGATTATCGCCTGACCAATGATTTTTTTGGCACCAGTAGCTTCTTCAAAGATTTTGAAGATCAGGGCTTTTCTACAGATTTGAAGATGATGCTCGGCACGTTTTCTGTGAAGCGTGATGGCGAAGGATATCGTATTTCTGATAAGTATGACTTCTCAAGCAACCCTAGCTTTGTGATGGAATATCTCGAAGAGATAGGGGAGGTGATGCAAGATCAAGGCAATGACGTTGATTTTGTCACCCAGTTCAAAGCTGCTATGCGGCGATCCAGTATGAATAAAGATAAAGGCATGATGGGTAGGGTGTACCCATACCTGCGCGTGCTTGGAAACCAGTTTGCGCCAGACACTGTATCGCCAGAAGAGGGCGGCGCAAAATATGTAGATATCTTTATTCCTCCCGAAGATGCAGTAGAAGAAGATAGGCCATCACCTAGGCCTACTTGGTTTGAGAATGATAATATCCCGCCAGTATTCCCAGCCACTCCTATGGATGAAGAGCGTAAGAGTTTGCTTGATACCGCTCTCAATGCTCTCTTTCCACCTGCGGAAGCAATGTTTGCTACTGAAGAAACTATGAAAGATTTGAAGCGCAAGCCTGTTGCTATGCCTCAATCAAAACCAACACAGAGGCAGAGGTTGATTGATTCAATCGAGCCAGAAGAAGACACTGTAGCTGTTGAGGCGAGAAGACTTGGCTAGAAAACCAAAAACTCCAGCTTGGACTCGCAAGGCAGGTAAAAATCCGAAGGGGGGCCTCAATGCAAAAGGGCGTGCTTCTTATAAAGGCGGCAAGCTAAGAGCGCCGGTACGATCAGGAGACAACCCGCGTCGTGCGAGTTTCCTTGCAAGAATGGGTGGGATGCCCGGACCGGAGCGTGACTCCAAAGGACGTCCTACTCGTTTGCTTCTTTCGCTACGTGCGTGGGGAGCTTCATCGAAGGCTGATGCGAAGCGTAAAGCAGCAGCCATTTCTAAGCGTAACAAAGCGAAGAAGAAGAGGAGTAAAGCCTAATGCCTATGGGTCCCGGAACTTATGGTTCAAAACGTGGTCGTCCTAAGAAAGCAGCAGCTAAGAAGGCTGGCGGTCTTACGGCAAAACAGAAGACACTTCCTAAGTCTCTTCAAAACAGAATTATGAAAGCAAAGAAGAAGTAATGTGTGTTGGCTCTCCAGAACCCAAGGAAGGTGCCACCAAAGATTCATCGGATCGTCTTCCGACTAATCTGAAGGCTGGCTTTGTCGAGCGGCGTCCGCAGCCTCGCATGTCTGAGACTGGGTTCTATGAGCAAGAGCGCGGTCGTGGGAAGGTAGCTGAAAAAGCTACTGGCGTCAGGCAAGCAACAACTGACGACCCACGCGAGCGTCCATCTACACCAGAGATGCGTGACCTTGCTGTTCGCAATATCCAAAAACGGATTGATGATCGAAATGATACTGTGAATCCGTTTGTTCCCGGCGGCAATGTGTTGAATGTTGTAAATGCTATGAGCAATTTTTTTGCAGAGCGATTGATCCGTGGTCTGCAAGCAGGACAAGACCCTGTGTATGGATCAAGTGGTGATGTCATTGGCTCACGTGATCCAGATACCGGAATACTTAAGGAGGGTCGTGATGATCTAACTGTTGGTGGTATTTCCTATAATACCATTGCAGAAGCAAATCGTGCTCGTGCTGCAAAAAATGCAAGAGAGCGTGACTCGGAAGTGCCAGATCGTCCAATAGCATCTGCTACTAATCCAGTAGTAACAGATACTAATCGTCGCTCGATGATTCCTTTGCGTCAGGCTAGGAGCTCAGCAGCATCTCGTGGCCCGGGCAGAAGAGGGACAGGCTTGTAATGAAAAAGAAGTCTCGCGTAAACGAAGCCGGTAACTATACCAAGCCAACGATGCGTAAGAATCTTTTCAATCGCATCAAGGCTGGTGGCAAAGGTGGCGCTCCCGGTCAGTGGTCAGCGCGTAAAGCTCAGATGCTTGCTTTACAATACAAAAAAGCTGGAGGAGGTTACCGATGAAGCTCAGCGAAAGGCAAAAGAAAACTTTGCTAAAGCATGCAAAGCATCACTCATCAAAGCACATGAAATTTATGAGAAGCCTGATGTCCAAAGGACAATCATTTACCAAGGCACATAAGGCTGCTCAAAAGAAAGTCGGCACCTGATGTCGCGCTCTAAGTCACAACGCTCATTGATGAACTGGACAAAACAGAAGTGGAGGACGAAGAGTGGCAAACCCTCGACACAGGGTCCAAAAGCTACAGGCGAGCGTTACCTCCCGACGGCGGCTATTGAATCCCTTTCGGCCAGCGAATATGCAGCCACCTCAAGAGCAAAGCGAAGAGGTAAAAAAGCCGGAAAACAATTTGTCAAACAGCCTAAAAAAATAGCAAGAAAGACAGCGAGATACAGATGAGTTCTTTTCTGCATTCTCTCAAGCCAGAAGAACGGCGCTTGCTACGCAAGGTTGTAAAGCATGTGCATTTTAAATATTTTCCAAAAGAGTTTTGCACTGACTATGAAGCAGACAAGCTCATAGCAACTATTGGACCAGAAACCGCTGCCACGCTTGTTCGTATTGGCAAGGATCACAAGGTAGATGAAATTTAAGTACAAGCCTGATGGTGAAGTGCTCAAAAGTTTTATGAGGGATGACACGTTTTTTCGTGGCATTCGTGGCCCTGTCGGTTCTGGCAAGTCTGTAGCTTGCTGCGTTGAAGTATTCCGCAGGGCCTTACAGCAGGAGAAAAACAGTGACGGCAAACGAAAAAGTCGCTGGGCTATCGTTCGTAACACCAACCCGCAACTGCGAACAACAACTATCAAAACGTGGCTCGACTGGTTTCCCGAAGATCAGTGGGGTAAGTTCTCGTGGTCTGTGCCATATACGCATAATATTAAACAGGGTGACATTGAGCTTGAGGTGATCTTTCTTGCTCTTGATCGTCCTGAGGATGTGAAGAAGCTGTTGTCTCTTGAGCTTACAGGCATCTGGATAAACGAAGCACGAGAAATACCAAAGTCGATTATTGATGCGTGTACTATGCGTGTTGGTCGTTTCCCTTCAATGCGTGAGGGTGGCCCTAGCTGGTCCGGTGTTATTGCAGATACAAATGCTCCCGAAGAAGATCATTGGTGGCCAATCATGGCGGGGGAGGTTCCAATCCCTGACCACATCCCTGCTTCTGAAGCAAAGATGTTGGTGAAGCCTGATAACTGGTGCTTTTACGTTCAGCCTCCCGGCATGAAAGAAAAGCGCGATGAAGATGGTGAAGTTCAAAGTTATGCTGTCAATGAAGAGGCTGAGAATGCTAAGCACATGCTCAAGAGCTACTATCCAAATCTAATACAAGGTAAGGGTAAGACATGGATAGACGTGTATGTGATGAATCGACTTGGCACTATCCAAGACGGCAAGCCTGTCTACAACATGTTTGTTAGCGATACACACATAGCCAAGGAAGAGATTCCAGTAGCTGACTCAATGCCTCTCTACTGTGGCCTAGACTTTGGTTTGACTCCTGCTGCTGTGTTTGGACAGAAGGTGCGTGGCCGCTGGTTTATTCTGCAAGAGATTGTAGCATTTGATATGGGTATTGTTCGTTTTGCTGAACTGTTGCGTGCTGAGATTGCAACGCGCTATGCAAACTGTGACGTTCATATATTTGGTGATCCATCTGGTGACTTTCGAGCACAGACAGATGAATCGACACCATTTCAAGTATTGCATGGTGCTGGCTTAGTAGCTCGCCCCGCTCCGAGTAATGATGTGTCTCTGAGGCTTGAAGCTGTAAGCACACCGCTCAACAGGATGGTTGATGGTAATGCAGGTTTTTTGATTGACTATAGGTGTAAAGAATTGATCAAAGGGTTTGAAGGTGGTTATGCGTATCGCCGCATACAGGTTTCTGGCGAGCGTTATGATGATCGACCGGAGAAGAATCGCTTTAGTCATATCCATGATGCCCTTCAATATTTGATGCTTGGTGCTGGTGAAGGTCGTCAGGTTTTAAATCACAATGCACAAGGACGTGCGTTTAATGCAAGAACAGACTTTGATGTTTTCACTAGACAACCAAAGAAGCGTAGGCAAGGCTTATGGGCGCGTATGTGATTTGTGCGTTGCTTTGTATAATAGGTGCGCGTTAAAGGTGGTTTTCGCTGGTTCCTAGGCTTAGGCGAGATTAAATCGGACGTACACTGTCCAGCCACCACTTGAGAGACAGATATGTGTGTATTTCAGACTCCAAGCCTTCCCGGTCCTGATCCTTCTGTCGAAGCAGAACGACAAGAACGTATGGCTCAAGAAATGGCAGATGCGCGTCAGCGCAAGCAAGAAGCCCTTGAGGGCGAGGTGACTCGTCGTAAAAAAGGCTCTGGCGCACGCTCTCTGCTTACTGGTCAGAGTGGCGGCATCGGATTTTACAACCCGAATAGGAATGAGTAATGCACGGCTTGGCAAAGAATTACCTCCAACGGTACGAAAAAGCTAAGTCGCACCGTCAACTTTTCGAGAACCTGTTTGATGAATGTTATGAATATGCTCTCCCGCAACGTGAAGGCTTTACGAAAATGTCTCCCGGTCAACGTAGAGATGATCGGATATTCGATGAAACGGCTGTTGTCGGCGTGCAAGAGTTTGCCTCACGTTTGCAGAACGGCATTTGCCCGAACTTTGCTAGGTGGGCAGATTTTATTGCTGGGTCTGAAGTTGAAGATGTTAATCAAGATCGCATCAATAATGAACTGGATGAAGTCACGGAATATGTTTTCGAGATCATCCAAAACTCAAACTTCGGGCAAGAAGCGCACGAGAGCTTCCTAGACCTTGCAGTTGGAACTGGATGTCTTCTTGTAGAAGAAGGGGATGCAATCAACCCTGTGCGGTTTAACGCCGTGCCATTGCCGCAAATCGTTCTTGAAAATGGACCTGATGATCGTATTGATCATGTCTATCGTGAACGTGAGTTGCGAATGAGAGATTTACCTATTGCATATCCAAAGGCTGTTTTGTCTGCGGATATGGCGTCTAAGGTAATGAATCAGCCTGATCGTAAATGCAAAATTATCGAAATTGTTTGCAAGCTGTATGATAAGCCAAACGTAGAACGACATGCGTTCTATGTTATCACTAAAGAAGATGGTGAGTTGCTATACGAAGAGGAGTTTGAGGGTGCTGGCTCAAATCCTTTTGTTTGCTTCCGCTGGTCGAAAGCGGCAGGTGAAGTGTATGGGCGGGGTCCACTTGTCAATTCTCTGTCGGCTATTAAGACTACTAACCTCACAATCGAACTTGTGCTTGAGAACGCACAGATGGCTATAAGCGGCATCTATCAGATGGATGATGATGGTGTTATCAACACAGACACGATCAATCTGATTCCCGGCACGATCATACCAAAGTCACCGACAAGCTCTGGGTTACAGCCAATACGTGCCGCTGGTTCCTTTGATGTTGCGAATCTCATCCTCAGTGATATGCGTAACAATATCAAACGTGCTTTGTATAATGATATGCTTGGTGACCCAAACCGTACACCTGCAACAGCGACTGAAGTAGCAGAGCGGATGGCTGATCTCTCCCGTCGCATCGGCTCTGCCTTCGGGCGTTTGCAAGCAGAGTTTATCCAACCTGTACTTCAGCGTGTTGTCTTTATTCTGAAGAAGCAAGGTCGCATTGAAATACCAACACTGAATGGTCGTGAGGTAAAGGTTCGCTCTGTATCTCCCCTCGCACAGGCTCAAGCAAATCAAGATATTGCATCGATTGATCGTTTTCTTGAAATGGTAGGTGGTCGTTTTGGACCACAGATGGTAAACCTGCTAGTCTCTTCAGAAGAGGCTGCAACGTATCTTGCAAAGAAGTTTGGTGTCCCAGACACTTTGATTAGAGATGCTGCGCAGCGTGAACAAATCGTTCAGGCGATGGCACAAATGCAGGGGATGCAGCAGAATGTCCAACCAAATGAAGGTCAGACTTGACGGCTTTAATCGTGCTGAAGAAGCTGACAAACAAATTTCATTAACAATATCTCAATTATTCAATACCGCTTCTGGTAAAGAGGTGTTGAGGTATTTGCGTTCTATTACTATTGAAGCAGTCAGTGGAGGGAACGTAAGTGATGCTGAACTCAGACATTTAGAGGGTCAGCGATATCTTGTTGGCGTTATCGAACGTCGTATCAAACATGCCGAAAGGATAAAAACTGATGAATGATGCAGATAATGTGGAGGTTGCAGAAACCGAAGCACCTGTTGACGGTATCCAATCTGAATCCGTAGAACGTCCTGAGTGGCTTCCTGAAAAGTTTAAAACCCCAGAAGACCTTGTCTCATCTTATTCACATCTTGAAAGCAAGTTGGGCAAGACTGACGAAGAGTTGCGTGCAGCAGTCAAAGAAGAGTTGCACCAAGAACAATGGCAAGATCGACCAGCCACCGTTGGTGATTATACTATCCCAGAATCCCTTGATGAAGAGGCGGCTGTTGGTGACGATCTCCTTAACTGGTGGGCGCAGTTTTCTTACGATCATGGCTTTGGCCAAGATAAGTTCGAGGCGGGGATTGAGAAGTATGTCGATGCCCTTACCGGAGGTATCGATCTTGAAGAAGAACACACAAAGCTCGGTGAAAACGCTGACGCTCGTATTGAAGCTGTTAAGCTATGGGCAAACCAGTTCTTTAGTGAGGAACAATATGATGCTGTTGAACGTCTTGGTGAAACAGCCCAAGGCATCGAGGTCCTCGAAAAAGTCATGTCAGCAATCAACATAACTCCGGTTGCTGGTAATGTAGAAGCTGGAACCCAGTTGTCTGAAGACGAACTGCGCTCCATGATGATGGATGAACGCTATTGGAAACAAGGCGCTCGTGATCCAGCATTTGTGAAGCAGGTGGACGATGGTTTCTCCAAAATGTATCAAGGCTAGGTATGGCCAGATAAAGGTAAAGCCTGCTACGGCAACTCATGCTGGAAAGCTGCAACACCTCCTCCGGTTGACAGATTTGCGTGAGTGTATGATTCAAGGTTCGACACCGTGGCGGGCTTTACACTTACCTCTTACTATAAATGATGCTGAAACATTCACAGCCTTGGTTGGCAAAACACCAATCTGCATGGGTGGCGTGTTGCCTTTCCATGATGCAGAAGATCGCATCGGGTCTATCTGGCTTCTTGGTTCACCATTAGTCGAAGATCATGCTTTGGACTTTCACAGGATGGTGAAAGACATGGTCTCTTATTTCCAAACGCAGTATGATATCCTTGAGAATGTTGTTCCGATTGATCATGTGCGCAGCATTAAATGGTTGCGTAGTCTTGGTTTTTGTTTTGCATATACTCCAACAATAGTGAATAGCTACGAAGTATTAAGATTTGTGCGTTGCGCATCTAATATAGAAGTGTCATTCGAGGAGGACGAACGGCCTGCGTCAAACTGATGGCCCACTCGGATAACCATATGACGAGAGACGCGGACAACCGGGACTTGTAAAATCTTGTAACAGGAAGGACTGTTGTTATGGCGTCTACTTTAGATACCGCCTTTATCAAGCAGTTTGAGTCCGAAGTTCACATGGCTTATCAGCGTATGGGTTCTAAGCTAAAGAACACTATTCGTAATCAGCAGGTGAGCGGAAATGTTGTTCGTTTCCAAAAAATCGGCGCAGGAACTGCTTCCACAAAATCGCGTAACGGCAATATCACGCCTATGGAGTTGGTACACACCAACGTCGAGGCGACGATGGAAGACCATTATGCAGCCGAGTACATCGACAAGCTCGATGAACTCAAGACCAATATTGATGAGCGTCAAGCTGTAGCCACCTCGGCTGCTGCTGCACTTGGTCGTAAGACTGACGAGCTTATCTACACCGCTATGGATGCGGGTGCGAACTCTACGCAAATCCATGACACAAGCTCGGCCGTAGAAAAGGCTGATCTTCTGACTCTGTTTGAAACCTTTGGTACTGCAAATGTACCGGAAGATGGCCAACGCTATCTTGCGATGCACCCGAAAGGTTTTGCTGATCTGTTCCTTATCAACGAGTTTGCATCGTCTGACTTTGTTGGTGAGCAGAATCTTCCATTCGCAGGCGGCATGACTATGAAGCAGTTTCTTGGTTTCAACATCTTCTCAACCTCTGCAATCACTGCTGGTAAGAATATCGCATACCATCAGAAT